GTGGAGTTGAAAAAAATCAATCCATTGGCTTTAAGTGTTGTCGGCGGGGTGTCTATATTCGCAGCAACCTATATTTTATTTTGGGTTTTATTTTTATGTTTCGATTCACCTAATGCAGCTAGGGAGGCTATTAATGTTTTAGGTAGTTATTTTGGAGGGGTTGCAACCCTTTGGGCTGCTTTTATTGCTGCTTATTTATTTAATGATTGGAGGGTGGTTAAGCAATATGAAATTAAGCTAGATTATGTGCTCACTATTAAAAAGCAAACACAAGAACTGATAGGTTTCATAAATTCCAATCGACGCAACTTCGTTAAGTACAGGTTTAAAATTAAAAACCCTAATTTAACAATTCCGGATTTCAATGTACTTCTGAATGAAATGCATGAGATTGAAAATGAGGTAGTTTTAAGATTAAACCTAATAAGTATTGAAATGAATGAGCTATATTTTTTAAAAACCAAAAAGCCACAAGACCCTATAGTTGACGAGTTAGCAGGAAAAATTAAGTATTTTGATAAGATTGGAGTTAATAAAAATAATTATCATGATGTGTGGGAAAAAAGACTGGCGACTCTTGTTTTTGATGAGTATTTTCAATACTTCACGGATGATTTAACAAGTTTTGTGTATGACAAAATCATGACCCAGTATCTTGATGATTTGATACTAGATGTTAATTAAAACCCCACTTAAACAACCTTCACACAAATCCCCACATTCACATTCGTCGTAATCGAATGAGCTGTGCAGCTCTGACTAAGAGTCTTTACCAAGTCAATTAGTACTGTAACCGTTCATCCGAAATATCATAATTTCGCGTCACTCTATGACGCATCTTTGAATTTAAAAGATTTATTTTATTTGTTTGATTTTTATCGAGTCTTTACAATCTTGATTATTGTTACAAAAATCAAGGAGTCGTAAAGTTATGAACAGTACTCATGGGGGTTTTCGAGCCGGGGCAGGTCGAAAAAAGTCTGAAGAGACTAAAGTTATTCGAGTACCTGAATCTAAAATTCTTGATATCAAAGAATACTTAAAATCCCTTAAAAAAGAAAATGAAATTAGTGATATCCGTCAGTTTGATCCTGTCACAAAAATAGAAATACCCTTGGCAACCGAACGCGTTCAAGCTGGATTCCCCTCGCCCGCTCAAGATTATATTGATAAAAAAATCGATCTAAATGAGTACCTCATTAATAATGCGAATGCTACTTTTATTGTTCGTGCGGATTCTCTTTCTATGCTAAATGCAGGAATTGATATTAATGACGCCTTGGTTGTAGATCGCAGTATTCAGGCTAGGCATAGAGATATTGTGATTGCCAGTATCGATAATGAATTGACAGTGAAACGGCTAATTATTGATGCGAAAGGTTGCTGGTTGAAAGCTGAGAATGAGGGTTATCCAGATATTCATCCCCAAGAAGGTCAGCAATTTGAAATCTGGGGTGTAGTCACAAATGTAATCAAGAAATTCAGATGAGCTATAACAATGAAATATACGCGCTCATTGATGTAAATAATTGCTATGTAAGCTGTGAGCGCCTATTTAATCCTAAACTTAAAGATGTGCCGGTCATTGTTCTTTCAAATAACGACGGCTGTGCAGTTGCACGTTCCCAAGAAGCAAAAGATCTTGGTATTAAGATGGGTGTTCCCCTATTCCAGGTTAGAGATATTGTCGAAAAACATAATGTACAGGTACTTTCGAGTAACTATGCTTTGTATGCTGAAATGTCTCAACGTTTCCATTCGATTCTGGCTGATTACGTGGCGCCAGGTGAGCAGGAAGTTTATTCGATTGATGAGTGCTTTTTAAGGCTTACTGCCTATTCTGAAAATTATGACCTGGTTGAATATGCGCAAAATATGCGACAGCGGATCTTGCAGTGGATCGGATTACCGGTTTGTGTCGGTATTGGTCGATCAAAGACCGAAGCAAAGCTTGCCAATCATATGGCTAAAAAAGCAAAACGCTTCAATGGTGTTTGTGATCTGGTTTCTATGGATCCGAAGCACCGAGATTATTTTTCAAGTTTGATTGATGTTTCCGAAGTCTGGGGAGTTGGTCGTCAGCATAGTAAAAAACTAAAAGGCTTAGGTATTAATACTGTTCTTGATTTAGCCACTTCTAATCCACATCAAATGGGAAAACTGTTTTCAGTGGTCGTGCAGAGGACTGTCATGGAACTGCAAGGGATTTCATGTATCGAACTTGAGCAGGCTGCGCCAACTAAGAAGCAAATCATTTCATCACGCTCATTTGGCGCACGGATAACCGATATTGAATCATTATCTGAGGCAATGAGTGATTACCTGCAGAACGCTGTTAAGCGGTTAAGAGAAGATGAATCTCTTTGTGGTTGTTTGATTGCTTTTGCCCAATCCAATCCTTTTGATAAGAACGGGCCTTTCTATAACAAGTCGATCAATATCGGATTTGCTGAGCCGACTGACTGTGCTGCTGTTATGAACCGGGCTGTAATGAAGCGAATGAATGAGCTGTTTCAAGAAGGAATCGAGTTTAAGAAATGTGGTGTGATATTGACCGCAATCGAGCCAAAATCGACATACATATATGACCTTCTGTCTGATAGTACTCAAATAGAGAAAAATGAGAAACTTCAATCTGCCCTTGAGCAGGTTAAGGTGAGATTTGGAGATAAGAAAATAGCAATTGGCCCATGCAAAATGCATGGTCGCGCATGGGCAATGGCCAGACAAAACCTGACTCAGAACTATTTTAGTTGGGAAGGGATTCTGAGGATTAATTAATAACCAGTCACTTATTTTAATGATAAACAAAGCCCTCATTTGAGGGCATTTATCTATTTTAAGAATAAAGTCCTTTCTGCAGCCCGGCGGTTCACCAGACCTTGCATGCGCTTGCCACCAGCATTGACCCAAACATTAAATTGATTGGCAGCAGCTTTATAATTTCCTTCATTTAGTTGCCTAACCAAAGTGGAATTTTTGAATGCAGTTGATCCAATGTTGTAGGCCAGTGAAACTAAAGCATCGAACTGATTCTGATTGAGTGGAACTTTGACCGTATTATTTACAGTCTGCTCAAATGATTTCAGATCGTTCTGCATATAAGCTTTGGCTTGATCCAGTGTGCAGGTATCCCCTTTTTTGACACGAATACCATTTGGGTATTTTGTGGTGCCGAAACCAATAGTCCATACACCTACGCCATCATCATAGGCTTTCAGTCGCAGACCTTCAAAATTGCAGATCAAATCGACTCCACTTGGACTCACATGCATTTCATCCGTGGCGATACCCAACACATCGTTCAGGTCATCATAAGCAGTTGCAATCAGCTTATCTGCAGCATCAACCTGCTTTTGGGTGAGTTTGCCACCACTGATCTTTCGTAAGAAATCAAAAATGTGCTTCATGGGTTGTCACCATCTTTATCCGTATTAAAAAATTTAGGACGTGCACCACCCTTGCCCCAAATATAGAGTTGTCGGGTAAAGAGTGCGAATAAAATACTTACTGTGGTGTAAAAAAGGGTTCCAGCTGGACTAGGCGAATACTCATCTTTAACAAAAAGTGCTGCCCCAAAAAGGATCGACAACACCAATAGAAAATCGATATGTTTTGGAAGTTGAATTTTTGGATGAAATGCCATGATGGCAAACGAAACTATAAATAACACCAAAGCTGTTTTACTTATGATTAGCAGCATCTTCATTCTCCTTTTTGACTAAACCAAGAACTCTTGATCGAGCCAAACTCAGCAATGCTTCAGCTGTACTTTTACCAGCAGCGCCCAGAATGAAACCAAATAGTTCTGGGTAGTTACCGCTAGCAAGAAATAAACTTGCCGGTTTAGCAAAGACCACACATAAAATAAAGCCAGCAAAGAACCCTATCCAGCGATCCCGAGTAGGCTCCTTGCTTAATAGAAAGCCGAAAGTTGCACCCAGCACACCTGTAAAAAGGATGTGTGAATGGTTCTTTATGCTTTCTAATACCTGACTAAGAAAGTCCATATACATCCCCTTTAGTCATAAATCCCCCTAAATTATTGACATTAAAAAAGAGCCTTTCGGCTCTACTGGTGGATCAGATGAGTAGTCATTTGACATTGTGCCCCCCTAAATTTTGGTAATAAAAAAGCACCTAGAAAGGTGCTGTTGTTTGGTTAAGTTTAGACTTCTATTTCTGAGTGTGACCCGCTTGGCGCAGGTCGCAAAATAACTTGATTGGATACAAACACTCTGGCACCCAGGTTATAAGCTGTGCCGGATGTGCACAGCACTGGCCCAGAACCACCATCAATTTGTACCCGATACTCTGGATGCTTAACCGAGGTGATGGTACCGATGTATTCCGCATGGGTCGGATTAAGCAGCTTGCGCAGTTCAAATAAAGGATTAGTCACGGCTGATACGCTCCACGATAATGGTTTCATTCACCTTTTCATGCGAAAAGCTGCCACTTACCCCATCAATCACGCCCCACCACTGGCCATTAAATGCAATCGATTTGCCGGGCAGCATCTCGCCAATTTCCGAACTCACTGGAATATCAGCGAAGGTGTGCAATTCCTGAATATTGGCTTTGACCAGTTCATTTTTGCCATAGCTGGCACCCGACACTACATTAAATAATGGCCCTGTGACTGTTTCTAGAGGCACATCACCCGAGGTACCACGCTGCTGTACTTTCAGACTTTCACCATTTCGACTATTCACTACGGTGAGGGCATTAAAGTCAGCAATATATTCATCGTTCTGCTTAATGTTCTGCTGCATCACCAGGCTTTCAGATAACAGAATATCGTAATCCTCTACCGTCATCGTATCCCAGTAGCCTTTCTGGTACCGGGGTAAAATGGTCAGTGTATTGCCTGCTTTCTGGCTATAGATAAAGCCACCGCCTGAATCAACGACCTGCTTGATTGCATCGATTGGTGCAAGTTCTGCATAGCTCAGGCTTTCAATCGGCGCAATCCAACCCAGATCATCAATCAGTTTCCAGTCTAGTGCAGTGTTGGATTGTGCTCGATCCAGCTCAGCCTGAACCAGTTGAACAGAGGTTCGTTCGTTATCTTGGATAAACGAACGTAAAGGCCCATATTTATCAGAATTTAATGCAGTCACACTTCGACCCGGATAGGTATATAAAACACTAGCAAAGCGCCGGGTTTCTTCTGGATCTTCCAATAAAATATGATGCTCAAACCCATTAATCATGACCTTTAGAATCACTGGCTGACCATTGACGGGTTGCAGCTTTTCTTTTTCCGTGTGAGCCACGGTAATGGAGTAGGTCCAGCACCATTGAGACCGGCTGGTACTGTAGGTGCCATCCATGACTTTAATCTTCTCGCCAGTATCCAATCGCTCGGCTGTTAATGTGTTCACGATATACCACCAGTTCCTTTTTGGCAGTGCCGGAATACAGTCATCTGCACCAAAATTTAAAATAACATTGTGTGAATCAACGTCATGACAGAGACAGATAAAGTTGAGATCCGTGCTGCCTTCATATTTGGGTATTTCCGGCTCTGGCCAAGGTAAAACCGGATGTTTGCGGTAATGAATCTCTTTAGCTTTATCCCAAGGCAAATCTGACTTGGTGATAATCTCAAGACTTTTATCCCACTCAAATGAAAAACGGTGCTCAAAGACTTGGGCTACGTCATGCGAATAAGTAAAAGTCTTACGTCTGCGGATCATTTCTTGCCAGACAGTTTCTCGGTTATGACGTAGCTTGATCGTTTCTTCATGCAGATAGCGCTGATGAATAAAGCGTTTATCGCCTTCTTCCCAAACAATATAGGCATCAGAACTTAATCCGGTTGCCTGCTCATGCAAGGATCTGACCGCTTGGATTAATGAGCCTGCTTGCTCATACTGAATATTTTCCTGATTCGAAATGACTAAGCCTTGATCATAAAAAAGAGCCTCATTCGAGACTCTTAATATTGGCTTGGCCCATAGTATTTTTGTGGTACTCAAGGCTGCGATGGCCTTCTGATATCGCATGTCAAAACCATAAGACACACCAACCAGATGATTGATATCGAATAGTGCTTTTACTTCAAATAGAAATTCAGTATCTAAAACGGTATCAATCGTGCACAGATTTTCATTAAATACTGCTTTGATTTCAAAGCTAAAACAGGTATCTAAGACTGTATCAATCTGGCCAATCACATCCGTGTTTTCACTAAATACAGCAACTACATCAAAGCTGAATTCAGTGTCGAGTACAGTATCTATGACTGCGGTATTTGCACCACTCTCCGCATAGATCGCCGTGACTTCAAATGAGAACTCACCATCGAGTACAGTGTCGATTACTGCGGATACATCATCGCCAAAATTAAGATTGGTTGAACTATCGGCCAAATGTTCAAAATTGAGAATGACATTGTGGCTGTCAGTATTATCTGGTTTGAAGTTTAGGTTTAGATTGTGCGAATCAATGGTGCCGAGCTTATTTTTAAAATCCACATGAGCACCCTTTTTAACTTAAGGTCTGAGTTTTATTGAAGTGACTGACAACGTGCCGCCAAGCGCGAAATTAGTATTAGCCAAGCTAATATCTACACCTACCGTCAGATCAGCAGCAACTTCACCCGCACCGTTATAGATCCGCGCCCATGTTGCAGTGCCTGCTTTAATGACAGTGCCTGTATCGGTCGGATGAAACTCCACATAAGTAGCAGTGGTTTCTTTGATATATGGCTCAGGAAATGTGAGTGTCACCAAAGCATTGTTTGAGTCCGCTGTAATAGCAGGACTGGCAGGCTGCACACCCTCATAAAAAATAACGGTAGCACTTTGGCTACCGCTATCCATAAAATTAGCGAAGGCTTGAATCATGGCAAGCCGAGCATTGACTGATGTTTTACTCATTTTGGCACCACGTTATCTTGAATGACTGCGTTGAATTGCTGATTTTTATCAAAAGCTACCATGAAGGTTTTTAGGTCTGTATTTAAATCTGCAAACTGATAATTGCCATTTTGATCAGGCTTTCTTATAGCAATCGGCTGCAAGTTGGTTTTGTTGTAAAGTATAACTGTAGCATTCTGGTATCGCTGCCCAAGCTTTTTTACCGAGCCTTGAATTTTTGCAGTAACAGGCCCTGTTACAATGCTTTGCAGTAAATTTGATGACGACAAAGTTTTCCGGGAGCATGGCTTCATTCAAGTTCCCCGATATAAAAATAAAATCCTGTTGCGGTATTGCCGCCAGAAGCCTCAATGCCTGTATCGCGAATATACATCGAATTTTCCGCAAGCAAAGGTGTTGTGTGGGCGCGTGCACCAGTATTGTTGCCGTCAAAACAAATGTGTTTCAGCGTTCCTCGCAAATATTTAGCACTATCAACTATTGGGACTTCTAATGCTGACAAAATATTTGAGCTGTAAATGCCTGAATAGCCTGACTGAAGGCTAGGTAATACGCCTACAGCATCCAGTGAAGCCGTATATTTATTCGTAATATTGTAAGATGGCAGTAGAAATTTACTATAAGTTTCAGTGGTACCGAAAGGTTGCGCATGAATCAGTGGTGTGGCATACGCATGCGTTTGCATATTCAAGTATGACGTTGCAGGATCAGCAATAGAATACGCCATTAAAAACCAGTTAGGAATTAAATCGTCTGGTAAAGATCCATCAAATAAACCACATCCGCTCAATATTTTATTGTACCCATTCGCTACAAAATTCCGCATAAAGTAAAATGCATTAAAATCACCAACCAGTGTGAATTGCGCATTACCTGAAGATGGCACAATACTATCTGCTACGTTAGCTCTAGGCTCTCCACTTCTACGCCAATACCATCGGCTCCACCCCTTGACCACACTGGAGCCTGTGCCGATTATTTTCCAGTTTTTACTTGGGTTGGCGGGGTCAAATGGCAACTGCAATACATTTGGGTTTTCATAATCATCAATATGATCCATGTGCTCAAGCAAGCCGACCATTGCTGACTTCGCATATGTGCTTGTATAGGTGCCCGTATCACTTGCAAGTGATTCATCCACACGAATAAAAGGATGCTGTGCACTTGGATTTTTTGCGCGATAAACACGCTTCACATCTTCTGGGTCGCGGAAAATAATCTCGTAGCCAAGAGATACCAGCTTTCCAGTACCAATTGCAGTAATTGAACGCTCGGCAATATCTAACGCAGGCTTTAAAATGAGTTGTGTGGTATTTGGAACACCTTTAATGCGGTATTTTTGATTAAGAGAATTTGGGGTAAATCCAGATAGCTCAACCACCTGAAACAGCATTGCATTGTGTGCTGCATACAGGGTGATATGCACATCACCTTGGGTATCAATCGATGCTGCTGTGATTTGGGTAAAGTTAATGCCGGTCACTAGTGCCTTATCAAGCAGTCTAATTAAATCACCCCAGTTATTACCTAACGTTAAGCCATTCAGGTGGCTGAAATATTGAACATCTACATCTGTTGCCATTTTATTTGATCCATAAAAAAGACCGCATAAAGCGGTCATATTAGATTTAGGTTTTAAACAATGCGGTCAATGTCACCACGTAGCATGATCTGGAACTGATCTGAAATTACTGTTGGCTCCGACTGCTTCACGGTACGAATCACCCAGACGGGGAAGTTTGCAGCAACCGTGTTAAAGCGCAAGACATTACCATTGGCCCAACCTGCACCCCAACCTTCTTTTTTGATTGTGAAATACGGTATACCAGTGACTGGATTGATTGGCGCATAGTCCGCATTGGTGGTACCGGTGCCAATCTGGCCAGAATATTCACCAATGCATCGAAACGATTGCGCATCGGTAAAGATTAATGCCCAGCGTTCTTGAATCGCACCTTTATTGGTGACCTGAAGTGGATAGAGCGAGTCGTTGTAATTAGCTAAAATGCTTGAGCTTGGCTCATCTGCCCAGGCATTACTCCAGGACTCTTGCACAAACTTACGTGTGTAACGTGCCTGCATATCACCAATGACTAAAGCAGAACCGACAATGGTATCTACTGCATCATAGTTATGGGTCAAAGGCTTGGTAAAGGTCAGCTGACCATTGATTTGCACATCACGGATCAGCCCCATATCCTGATAGCGGTATTTAACTATCAGCGGTGCGACCAGATTACCGAATACGAAGTCACCACCCAATGTCACACGGCCATAATCATAATCAACTGTGTACAAATTGAAGGCTACTTTCGTTCCGTTAGTATCCTCAAGTTCTGCCCATGAAATACGCTGATCATTCAGATCGTATGTGGTACCTGCAATTGCACTGGGCAGCTCTTGCACCTTGCTTGAGCTGACAATACCAATCCCACCAACACGAAAGATCGGCACCCGGCCATCAATCGGTAAACGCGTGGCAGACAGACCCAGAATTTCAGAGTCTAGTGGAATATAGGTATAAGCCACTGCGTTATAGCGCACCGAAGAAGCATCTACCCAGACCGGAATATTGATATAGGTATCAGCGGCTTCCTGATATTCAAGTAATGGGTCGTACCAGGCATTTGCTTCAATCCCGGCCCGGTTAGCTTCGGTAATCTTGGTTTTGATGTAGAAGTAAATCGTGACAAAACCATTGTCCCAGTTCACCTGTCCATGCGCCCGGCTGGTTTCAATTACGCCATTTTCATCAGCTGTCAGTGTAAGCTGACCATATTCAAGTGTTCCCACCACTACTGTTAAAGATTGTGGGCGGATCGGCATGATTGGTGTTCTAAAACTGATCTTATTGACTGGTAATAAGTCGGTTGTGGTGGTTAAGGATTCCAGGGTAATTGTGTTATCTGCATTGGGTGTCCATGAGTCGATTTCAACAATACCGGTACCATACTGGATCACACCAGACTGAATTCCGCTGTTATTTGCAGGATTCACGTTTCGATATAGCAAACCGGTGCGATCTAGAAAGGTATCAACGCCCACTTTGAATCGGGCTGAACCAGTTAAAATTTGCTCGTCAAAGCCCGATGACAAATCCAGCTTGAGTTTATTAGCCGTCACCGTATGCGTTGCTGAATTCGAGCCTGAGGTATCACGGTATTTCACTTGCACATCAACGGCACTATAGGCTCTAAGTTCGACCTGTTCACCCCGAATGCTGGATGTTTGTGGAGAATAAAAAGACATATTTCCTCGCTATGCAGTTCCGTAGACGGCTGTGGTTATATAGATTGGTACGAATGTATTTGCCGTACCTTGTGGTGTAACTTCAACCGCACCTGTGGCATAGGTGATTGTGCCCTGTACCTGACCACGCTCATTTACCAAGTTGCCAATCGTAGAATTCACTGGTACATCCGTCAGCGTCACGGTTCCTGTAATCCCTTCACTACTTTGAACAGGAACTTTTAACTCAACACTATTTGGCTGAATTGCTGGTCCTGTACCAATGATAAAGGTCAGCTTTTGATTTGCAGGGGTAACATCCATCTTGGTTTGTTCAAGTGAGGATCCATAGTTATAGATCACGGAGAAAGCTGTTCCTTTTTGAGGCAACTTGTTTGGAATAATCTTGCCTATACCGGTGGCATAGTTGATTTCACCTGTAGCATCTCCAGTAAACTTGCCCTGCGCATTAGAGGTTGCCGTTTTCGCTTCACCTTCAAGCATCCAATTAATAGTAATGCCCGGTAGAATGCCTGATCGGCCCAGATCAAAATCAAACGCAGCTTTTTCAACAGTTAACTTAGAGCGCACGAAAGTGACAATCGGTGTACCCCAGTTCAGTAGTATCGGTGTGTCTACATCTGGTAGTGCGCCAGTCGTTAATAACCATGAGCCTGTTTCGTAATTGATCATGCCTGAACCAAAGGATGGACTGGCAGCCTTTAACTGGCCCGAGCCATCATCTTTAAGCTCATAGAACTTGCCTTGCGACATATAAGAAATCGAAAGTGCACCTGGGGCCGGAATCGGAATTAAAACTCCGGTCCAGTTGGTACTCTGGTTATTCTGAGTGACCGGAATGGCATCACTTTGGTAATACTGTTTTGGTGCAGCTGCCGGCTTAAATGTGATATTTAAGCTCATGGTGCCGGCTGGCGCCGCTGCAGTCCATTGGATTAAGCCGCGCTGATAATCAATCGTGCCAACCTGAGTACCTTGCGTATTCTTAAGCAACCCACCCTGATCGGTAATCTGCTGGCCTTGTAATGTGAAAGCCACACTGGATGGAATCACTGCTGAACCGATATACAGGTTCTGACTCACTCCAATAGTCATGCCGGGATAATTGACGGTGATCGTACCTTCATTACCCGCGACCAGCACCACGCTTTCACCTGCAGCGTTCACATCAATGATCGGGGTTTCAGTCTGAGCTGATGGAATGAGTTGAGCAAAGATACTTTTGGCATTGACTGTAAATTCACCAACATTGGCATCAGAAGCCAGTGCTGTAGATGAGTAATACAGACCGGTATCAGCAACAATGGTATCGCGGATGATGGTCTTGGATTTCTCACCGTTGTACCACTGGCGTGCTGAAAGGCCGACAAAATCAACTTCAAGTGCATCATTGAGTGAGTAGGTTGCAACCTTGTATTCAATTTCCTCTTTATCAATCACCATAATGGCAGTACGGGTTTCAACCTTGGTGATTCGTACGTACTGTTCACGCTCCAATACCCTGCCTTCGTCACTGACCAGCACAATGGTGTCACCCACAGAGGACTCAGTTTCTTGCGGAAACATAGCAACCTGCAGTGATGACATGCCCTGCCAATGGGTATCGAGTGGCGTTCCAGCAATCTGACCACCTTTGGCCAGATAGTTTTCTACACGGTTCTGGGCAGCCTGACGTTCATCCGTCCAGTTCTTGGTACTGAACAATAATGCTGAGACGTTTTGATCCGCAGGCAGTTCAGATACAAAGACTGTTGCACCCATCAATAGATCAGTGTCTTCAGTCGTGACCGCTGGAAAGACCTTGCGCATAGATACATCGCCCATGGTGCGATCCATCTCAGACACATCATTGAACAGGTTGTTGCTAATGCCATCCTGGACTACTACACCTGAGTATTTACCACCGCCATCAGAGTTATCCGTCAAGCGTTCAGACTTGTAGATTACTAAATCCTTGGTTTCAATCGCCATCGTCTAACTCCGTAAAGCGTAAAGTCACATTAAAATAATCATCCAGTGATACCGCTGGAATTCCTTTCACCGGTGCAGCCTCTAAAGCCCCATCCTGGTGGTTAAATTTGACAGTGAATTGCCGGCTATCATGTGGTTGCTCAAACTGCAGTCTGAAATTTTCATCTTGCAGTTTTGACCACTCCAAAACAGTCCGCAGTTCACGCAACCTGATCCAACCCATCTGTGGATCTGCCGGTTGCAAGGTAATTGGTCGACCCGACTTCTTTTTGCCTTCCTGAATATGCAGAGTGCCATCCATGGCATAGGTTTGATTCTGCTCAATGGCCTTCCATGAAAATTCATCAGGCCATAAAAAACCGTCCTCTAATGGGACGGTTTCGGATGTTGTTAAGCGAATTAGTTTCATGTTGATTTCGCTATACCTTTTAATTGATTTACCAGACTGGTCATCACATCCTTTTGGCTTGCATCGCCTGTAAGGGATAGGGTTTGACCTCCAAATTGAATGTTGTAATTCACACTATCACCACCCTTACCATAATCTTTAGTTGATGGTGCAGACGGGATCGACGGCGCGTAGTCATTCAAGTTACTGGAACCTGCTGAAGCGACATTGATAGAACGAAGCAATTCATTAATCTTGTTAGTTCCGTGCTGAGTGGTCAGACCATTCGCTGCTGCCCGATCAAATTCAGCATTAATCAATGCTTTCATGGCTGGATTACCATCTTTACCCAGTCCTTGAGCCTTGGCATCACGATCCGCTTCCATGGCTTGTGACCAGATATTACCAGCCAGTTTTTTGGCATCTTTATCGCTATATCCCTTACTTTTCAGCTCGGAAAGCACTTCATCTCTGGTGTAGGAGTTATAGCCATAAATACCCTTGCTTAATGCATCGCCCTGTCGCTTCATCTCCTTATTGAAATCACCTTTAGCTTTATTGACTGCATCAGCCCAGGCTTCGGTAGAAGATTTAGCTTCTTCCCGTGCGATCTGACCTGCATGACGGTATCCATCACCGATTCTATGTGCAGAGTCTCTGACCCGATGATTAGCCTTCTCCCATTCATCCATGGATTTAACGGCAGCAATACCGGTGTCATCAATTTGAATCTCAAGATTACGGCCAGCATTTGCAGCATTGGTTGCAGCAATGACACCAGCATCACCGGATGCAGCTGCTGACTGAGCAGCTTTTTCGTAAGCTTTCTGGATACCTTCAGCTGTAGCCTTGCCGCTATCCCGGATTGTGATGTAATCCATCAAAGCTTGTTGAGCGGAAAGCTTGAGCTGCTCTTTGGTCTGAATACCTAGACGCTTGAAAGCTTCGGTTACCGGGTCAATATCATCCGGTAGTCCTTGAGCCTGCAACTTGATAGCAATGAGGCCTTGCTCTACCTGACTTGTTGAAACTTTGCCCTGGTCCCCGAACTCCTGAAGTTTTGCTTTGGCCATATTAATTTCAGCTTGGCTTTTGGCGGTTTCCAGCCATTTCAGCCAAGCTTCATAGGTAACCTGCCCAGCCTGCTTTCCCTTAACACCAAGATCATCAAGGCCTGCTGCAAATTTATTAACATTTTTGCCATTTTCTGCAAACTTTTCAGAGACACGATTTAAGGAAACATCCAGATCCAGACCTAAAGCGGTTGCAGCTTTTCGTGCTTTATCAGCTGCGTTTGCCGTACCCTCTGTGGCCTTAGCACCGTCATCCATGGCTTTGACAATTGCTTTGCCAGTACTATCAAACTCAATTTTTAAACCTTGAGCCGCAAGAGTAGTTTGTAGGGTTTTTTGGGTGGCTGCATCCGCTGCTTTTTGAGTACCATCTGCTGCTGCAAGTTGAGCATTTACCCAATCTTGTGCAGCTTTAATCTTAGCCTCAGTGATTTTCTGGCTTTCAGCCTGATACGCTTTTTCCTTAGTATCTAAGTCAGCAAGACCTTTTACAGCCTGATCAATTGCAGCCTGATTACCAGTTTTGCGTGCTTCATAGAGCTGCTGCTCTAGCTGAACACGCTCATCACTAATAGCCTTGTAGTCAGCCTTATGCTTTTCCTCTTGAAGCTTTAATTCATTAAGAGTTTTTTGGCTCTCAGCAACCCGTTCTTTATTTGCCTCATCTTCAGTCTGACGAATCTCTCGAATTGCTTCTCTTGTCGCAGATTTGCTTTCAAGCGCAAGTCTATTGGCTTCTCTTCCATTCTTTTCGGCCTGTCTAAACAGAGCATCAGACGCATTCTGAGCCTGTGCAGCAAGATCATCGAACCCTAAGAAATCCAGGACGGCGGCACTAAGTGCATAAATACCTCCTGAAATAAACTGAATACCCGCAAGGAGTAACTTAAGAGCAATGTTTAGGCCAGTTGCAGCATCAGATACCACCCCCAATGCAACTTTAAAAACATTGAATAGAGTGGTTAAACCACTAACTTCTTCTTTACCACCCATAATTGCGTTAAATAACGGGGCTACTGCATCTAAAGTAGATGTAAAGGCACTCCATGCTGTTTCAGCAATCCCCGCCATACTGGATATGACAGTTTTAATTGTGTCGTATACAGCCGATAACGTGCTTCGGATTGCTTCAATTGTAGATGGATCAATCTCAGATAGTTTACCCTGGAACCACCCAATACCTTCAGCAACATCATCAAAGAATACTTTGAGGATTCCAAGATTATCAGCAATGATTGATAGTGCATTAGCTACCGTTGCACTTGAGCCATTGGCCTGATCCATCTCACCAATCAGAATCTGCCATTGTGTAGAAATCTTCTGCAGTGCATTGCTGATAGTAGTTGGAAACTGGTTGTAGGTTTCTTGGATCTGGGTAGCCTGACTTTGCAAAGCTTTAATAACACGCTCTGCTGAAAGCTCACCATTTTCCGCCATCTTGCGGAGTTCACCAGTCGTGACTCCCAACCCTTTAGCTAGAGCCTCAGCAAGACCGTAACCATTTTCCATCATAGAGTTGAATTCTTCACCACGAAGAACACCGCCCTGCATGGCTTGGATGAATTGCTGTACAGCCGCTTCACTGGCCTGAGCTGAACCACCACCGATCTGAATGGCTTGGGTAACTGTTTTAGTCAGGTCTAGCGCTTGTTGTTGCGTCATCCCCATTTCTTTGCCGACTGTATTCAGTCGGGTAAATAAATCACCTGTTGCCTGTAAACTAGAATTTGTGGCAAGTGCTACCTGATGAACTCCAGCCATTGCAGAATTAAAATTACCACCTTCACGGGTAGCAATCTGAATACGAACAGAGAGGTTAGTGTATGAGTCGGCAGCTTCTGCAAGCTCACGAATACCTAAACCTATGCCAAGAGCAGTTAATGCGCCCACAAGTGTGTTAACAGCAAATTTAGCGCCATCAATACCTTTTTGCGCCGTCTGAGCTGCTGTGTCTGTTTCTCTTAAGCTGTTGTTGGCTTTACCTACTTCAGCTTGAAAATTATTAAATGCCTGATCAGTCTGCTGTACTTCTTTTTCTAACTGATCAACCTGAACCTGTGCTTTTTCAATATCTGCAGGTGAAGCACTGGTTTTAGAAAATGCTTCAAGGTTTTGTTTGGCTTGAACTAAATCACTCTTAAGTTGGCCTAATGCTTTTTCAGCCTTATTACCAAAATCTGTAAAGTTTCCTGCTGTGGATTTTGCATTTTCCCCAGCATCTTTGATGATTCCAGTAGCAGCATTTAGAGACTGGGAAAGCTTGTCAGCAAGCTCTGTCGTGCCTTTAGGGATAATATTTCCCATTTCTTTCGAAGCATCGGCAGTTTCCTGTTTTAAGCGTTCAGATTCTTGCTTAATTGTGTTGAATACTGATTTAACTGTATCTTCTGACTGTCTAATATTGCCAACAAAACCTTTAGTGTCGGCATCCATGATTAATTTGAATGTTAAATTTTTACCAGACATGCTGACCTCTAAATTTTAGGCAATAAAAAACCCGCCGAAGCGGGTATAACACTAGGTATAAATATAAGTGTTTAAGATGTTTTCTCTAAGATTGAGCCGCAGTGCTTACATTTTCTCGCATCAAATCTAATTAGTTCGCGACAATCGGGGCAATTCTTTTGCTCAACTCCATTTTCGTCCAATTTTACAAAATTACCTGCATTATTTGAAAATATATCATTTGCGACTAATTTAGTTTTGCTTGGTATTTTAAAAACTTCTGGCTGCGTTTCTTGTTGGATTGGTTGCTGTATTTGTTTAGGCAAAGGTGAATAAAGTCTTATATTTTGACTGCCGCAAGAACCACAGACTTTACCGCCTGATCTACGCCAGATTTCATATATTATCCCTGGAAGCAAGCCAATAAAAAGCAAAACGATAGTTATAAGAAAACTACCTTTAGTTTTTGCAGAGCCTACACGCCCACAAACAAGACATTCCACTTTAGCCATTTTCCCTATCCCTAAATTATTATCTTTACATCATAACTTTAGGAAGATAGTCGATCAATCAGAAACCATTTCTTTCTTAAATGACTCAAAGCCTTTCTTATCAGATTGTGCCACACGCGCTGCAACGGCGTTATTAAAGATTCCCTGTTTATATAGCTTGTTTGCTGCTTTGACATAGCCTTGGAATGCGCCGTAGGTCATTTCCATGATTGCACTATGCTGGTGACCCATGGAAACTAGGAACTGGAATGAATCAAACCAGGAGGAGTCATCTTTCTTTTTGATGCCGCGTTTTGGCTTTTCGTATTTAAAGTAAGCCTGATTGACCAGAAGCACTGCTTTAAGCAAATCTTTAAATCCCTGCTCATCAGCAGCGAGTTCGATTAGCGATTCTTGGTCCAGATCGGTGACGCATGCCATGGTCGAAATGACTTGCACACCGTGAGCTTTAAATAGCCCTGTCAAAATCTCATCTGAATAATTTTGGTCTTTAATGAAGTTTTTCAAAACTTCAGCATGCATTGCCCAGGTGTCAAAGTCTTTCATCTGGATCTGACGCACTTCAATGTCATTGATTTTGATGCTTCGATTTGTTGCTAGGAAAAAATCATTCATGATGGGTCTCTGAGATAAATTTTAGACATTAAAAAAGCACCCGAAGGTGCTTTTCTTTTAACTTTGATAAAGGCTGAATTCTATAAAGTCCAACTACCACCTTGTCCCATCTCATACACGATGAAAATTAAGGCTACTACCATTAGAATGACAACAATGATTTCTGTTTTTGTTAGCATTTTCGGTGCTCCACTTTTCATTATTCATATGATAAGCAAAGCAAACAATTTACAACATAAAGATTACAAAAAAATTATTGTATGTTACAAAGATTTAGAAGTTAGGGAAGTTTCTTTAGAGTGTAGCTACCTACTGAAGCATTCAAACATTTCGTTAAGCAACTCAACAAAAAGTTTCAACCGAAAAGCATTCTTACGCAAACCTAGAAACCTATAACTTTAGACCTGAATATCTTACATATCCCGACATAGCTGATACATCCGTGATTTAAATCATTCTCTACACTGAAATTAAGTCTTAGAAACGTAGAGGAAATTCAATTGAAAAAGTATTCGAAAATTCTAATCTTAGCTTTAATGGGATTTACCGGTACCGTTGCTATCGCAGCTGACTCGATTCCAATAGAAGCCACTGCTGCGGCTGAAGCGCAACAGGTTGCTTTAGAGTATGGAAATGAAAAAGATCAAAAATCTGAATCATCTGGTGAATAAAGTAAAGCCCTCAAATGAGGGCCTTATAATTATTTATTCCAACTTGGTGTGCAGGAGCTTTTCCATGAAAGCTCAAATTGCTTTGGATCCATCTGATTTTCTAAAAGCACTATATTCTTTTCAAGCACAATGAAACGCTGGAAATCAATATCTGTGCCCCCTACTTCCTTATAGCTAACTTCCCCACACTCTCCTATTTGATTGCGGAACTTAGCTGAATCAGGATTGGGAATGAATTCTTTTGTAGCTTCTTTTGCAAATTCGAGCTGTTCCTTTTTGATTGTTTCTAAATCAAGATGCTGACCACTAGATTCCCCGTGTCCACACCCAGCTAAAATCATAATAAAAAAGAATAAGCTTAAATTTTTCAT